GCATTCAATGCTTATAAATCTGAAGCAGAAGGTAAGTTCGCTACTAAAGACGAAATTACAACTTCTGGTACAGGTAATCTTAGTGTAGCAGATAAAGCTAAGATCAATAAGATTGATGATATTGAAACTGCAGCTAATGCAGCTAAAGCAGTAACTGATACTATTAAGGATAAGACCTTTGTAGAAGATTCTGCATTCAATGCTTATAAATCTGAAGTAGAAACAAAATATGCTACAAAAGCTGAAGTTACAACTGCTGGTACAGGATTAAGTTCTGATGATCAAGCTAGGATTGCTAAGATCGATGGAATTGAAACAAAAGCCGATGATGCTAAAACTGTAACTGATGCCCTTAAGGGCAAGACCTTTGTAGAAGAGTCTACATTCAATACATACAAATCTGATGCTGATGGTAAATTTGCTACCAAAGCAGAATTAACTTCGGCCAGCTTGAGTTCTGATGATCAAGCTAAGATTGCTAAGATTGATACTGTTGAAGCTACTGCTAATGCTGCAAAAACAGTAACTGATACGCTTAAGGATAAAACCTTTGTAGAAGAATCTGCATTAGATGCTAAATTTACAGAAAAATTACAGCCTGTAACTCAGGATGTAACTTCTAAATATAATGAACTCAAACAGTCTATTGAATCTGTTTCTACTGCTGGTCTTCCTGAAAATGTAAAACAGGATATTCAATCTGCTAAAGATGCTGCTGCTAAGTTAAATGAATTCGAATCTAAAGTAACTGAAGCTAAGAATGCAGCTGATAGCATCAATGCTGTAAAAGCAGATGTTGCTGCAGCTAAAGCTGTTACAGATTCTATTAAGGATAAAACATTTGTAGAAGAATCTACATTTGATACTTATAAATCTGATGCTGATGGTAAGTTTGCTACTAAAGCTTCTCTTACCGAAGTTAAGAATGTAACAGATGGATTAAAAGATAAGACTTTCGTAGAAGACGCTACATTTACTGCATATAAGTCTGAAGCAGAAGGCAAGTTTGCCACCAAAGCAGAAGTTACTGCTGCTGGTACTGGTTTGAGTTCCGATGACCAAGCTAAGATTGCTAAGATCGATGGAATCGAAGCCAAAGCCGATGATGCAAAAGCTGTAACTGATACACTTAAAGGTAAAACTTTTGTAGAAGATTCTGCATTTACTGCATATAAAGATAATGTTTACAAAAACTATGCTAATAAACAATATACAGAATCTGCAATGAGAGCTTTCCAACATGATCTTCAATCTTATCAAGAAGCTGATAAAGAAACTAAGAAAACTTTACAAGAAATGAAAGCTGTTACAGACGGAGTTAAAGATAAGACTTTTGTAGAAGATACTACATTTACAGCATACAAATCTGAAGCAGAAGGCAAGTTTGCTACTAAAGCAGAATTAACATCGGCTGGAACTGGATTAAGCTCTGCAGATCAAGCTAAGATCGCTAAGATCGATACTATTGAATCTACTGCTAATTCTGCTAAAGCTGTTACAGATACTCTTAGTGGTAAAACCTTTGTAGAAGATGCTACATTTACTCTTTATAAATCTGAAGCAGACAATAAGTTCGCCACTAAAGCAGAAGTTCCGAGTTTAACAGATAAACAGAATATTGCTAAGATTAGTGAAATTGAAACTGCAGCTAATGAAGCTAAAGCAGTAACTGATACTCTTAGCGGTAAAACTTTTGTAGAAAAGTCTGTATATGATTCATTTGAAACAGAAGCTAGAGAAAAATTTCAAAAAGTCACTGACTTAGAAACTGGAATGAGTGCATTAAACAAAAGAAATCTACTGGAAAGAAGCGATCTAGATTCTTTTAAGAATGATATTAATACTTATTATGCACAAAAATCTACAGTAAATGATCTTTCTAATAGATTAAATGATTATGCTACTCAGACTTATGTAGAAAGTAGAATTAATTCGGCTAAAGGAGATTTGGCTACAAAAGCAGAAGTTCAAGCTATTCATGGATTAACTGAAGATGATCAGACTAAACTTGCTAAATTAGACACTATCAATAAAGAAGTAGATATTCTTAATAAATTAGATGCACTTCATATTAAGATTCTTAAAGTAGAACCTGATTCTGGTGCTAATACTAATACAGTTTACTTTGAATTTGATGAAGTAACCAATCCTATTTCTTTACCTAAAGATTTTGATTTGAGTAATGGTAATATCTTAAATTCGAATGATGCAAGTTCTCATCCTCTTAAATTTGTATCTCTTGATGGGAGTATGAATTCAACATGCAGTGCTGCTACTTTCAATGATTCTACTTGCTTTAAACTTGTATATTCTACTGCAAGTAGTGGTAATTTCCCTCTTGGAGATAGTTCTTTTGTTACTAAGGCAATATTGCCGTATAATCCTTCTAGCACTATAGAAGGGGTTCAATCCTCAGTATTTAAAGAAGTAGAATTCTACATTAGAACTATTAATGATAATGCTTTAAGAGAAAAAGAAAAATCTGATAAAATTCAGATGTATGTTGCTTCTGGTTTGTTCCCTGTTGCTAATAGAACTAATAACACTGGAATATATGAACAATATAATGGAGATTATATTCCCAATTCTACCAAAGTAAATGCTGAATCTTTATTAGAACTTTCTGATTTTTCATCATCATCTGATATTACCATTAATAGAAAGAGTTTTGAAAATGTATCAAATATTGTTGAGGGAAATGAAGCAAGAACAATTCCTTTAAATATTGTTGAAACTAATATATTAAGAGGAAGAACTGTTCATAATGATTTTAATACAGTATTCTTGATTTTGCCTAAAGAATTAACTGAAGGAAAAGAAACTATAAGTGTATTTATGGATTATCAAAGACAGATTGTTCATAAATATCCTGAAGAAAAGATTACTAAAGAAGCATATAAGAAATATAATGTTTATTACTTCATTTCTAATACTAATATTACAACTGGTTTGTATTTAAATATTGTTTTATAATCTAATTTTTAATAGAGTAAGTGGGTTATCCACTTACTCTATTTTATTTTTATTTTCACATTATATTAATTAACTTTGATTGGAGGTAAATAAATCAATGAGTGAAGTAAATAAATTTATAATGAATGTGAATAATCAAAATCTTCTCATTGAAAATTCTGGTCCTCTTCCTGTAACAGATTCTAATGAAGTTAAAGGAGGGAGGTTTATTGTTAGAACTAGAACTGAAAGAAATCAAATTCCTTTAAGTAAGCGTAAAGTTGGAATGAGTGTATATGTATTAGATGATAGGAAAGAATATATATTATCTAATCAAAATAACAACCCAACTACATCAGATACAGATTGGACAGTTCAAGAAATTGCTAATGCGGTGACTGCTAATAAATTAGCTCATCCTGTAACTATTAATGGAGTTAGTTTTGATGGATCTCAAAGTATCAGTATTGGTAGTGGAGAAGCATATAATAATGATGAAATATTAGCATTGTTTAATACCACTTCTGTTTCTATTAGTAGAGTTTATGATACTATCATGCCTAACTATGCAATGAGATTTGTAAATACTATTAATAATGAAAAATCTAGTATTGGTGAAACAAATATAACCAAAGATTTTACTATTAATAATGGGGGTCCTATTAAGATTGAGTTATATAGGGTTGATAAAACAATCTCTATTCCTAATTATAAGATTTCTTATGAATTAAATAAATTGGATAGAAACTTAGATATCGATAAATTAGGGTTGAAGATTTATAAGAATAAAGATACAGCAGATCTGATTCCTAATGGTGTATTTACATCGAATAAACTCGATAGTATAGTAGATAATGTAGTTGGCGATACTACTTATACTCTTAAAGATGGATTTAAAAAGGCTATTAAACTTAGTGCTATCTTTGATAATAACTTAGTAAGCTATTATAACATTGATAAGCGATTAAACATGACAGAAGAAATAAAATCTATTTCTTTAGTTGAAAATGGTCAAGCATTTAGAGTTAATGTAACCTTTAAAACCAATTCTGGAAATCTTGGAGCCAATATCACTATCATTGTAGAAGTTCCTTATAAAGTGGCTGGAAAAGATAATGAAGTTAAGTTTGCTTATAAATACGGTACTGTAACAAGAAATTCAGCTGGATCTTTAGTATATAGCGGTAATATTAATGATATCGGTCTTCACTCTTCTAGATATGATTTCTTAAATAATAATGATGGAGAATTAGATAACTTTGCTGTAAATATTATTCTTGCTCCATCTGAATCAGTACCGGACTTTTTCCAAATTTAATATATAGAAAGGAATATTATTCATAATGAGTAAATTTCTTAATTTAGATAATTTAAAAACATTCCTTTCGGAATGTAGACGCATCTTTGTTGCTAAATCCCCTGGAATGGGATTATCTGAAAGCAGCTTTACAGAAGAAGAAAAAGGAAAACTATCTACTGTAGAAATGTCTGCTCAAGCTAATAAGATTGAAAAGATAAATTTAGCTGGTAAAGAACTGTTTCCTGTAAATAAAGTTGTAAATATAGATGCTTATACAAAGAAAGAAATTAATGATCTTATTAAAAAGATCCCTAATTTTAAAATAGAAGTAGTAACAGCTCTCCCCACTTCTAATATAGATGATGCTACCATTTATCTTGTAAGAGGAACTGGATCTGGGGAAAATATGTATGATGAATATATCCATGTAAACAATAATTGGGAACGTTTAGGTGGCCAAAGCCAATCTCTTGATCTTACTAATTATGCTACAAAAGCAGAACTTCCTAAAAAAGTATCTGATTTAAAACAAGATGTTCAATATATGGATTTTATTAATAATATTGATGTATGTCCTATGTATATCTCCCCTACAACAGGCACATTGGACATTTCTGAAAATCTTGTAGTATCAAGTACATTCTCTGATAATGTGGCTAGAAGATCTAGATGTACCACTTATGCGGTAAACGGATCTACAGATACAAGCACACCAAATACAATTACTATTAACCTTCCTGGAACATTAGATGTGAATAGTATTATTCCTGTATTTCCTAAAGAACCATCGGAACAAAATGATAGGTTTAATGCTCATAATTTAGAGGGAACTGCTTTGTTTACAATATTTATTAAAACATATGGAAACTCTAAATTATCTTTTGGTAATAATGCATTAGGAGTAGTATTTAATAGAGAATCTAAATACTCTTCATTAGAAGCACTAAATAATGATATTATCAAAACCAATGGATATATAATTATCAAGATAAACTATATTGCTGGATTATATTTTATTGAAGATATCAAACAATATTACGTAAATTTTAATGTAAGTGCATCCAGAGGGGCTACAATAATGATAAACAATATAGCGGCTAATGGAACAACTGTTCGAGTTCCTTATGCAGAACCAGTAAGAGTTTCGGCAGCAAATGAGCCTGGATACACTATAGTGTCGTTGCATGCAGCTCCAGCAAATAGTCCCGTGCAACCTCCTTCAGAGTAATTAGATCTAAGACAATAAAATAATTTTATTTTATATTTTTTTAAAGGAGAGAATCACATGTTAGGATTGACAAGAAAAAGTAAATTGGTAAAAGCTCAAAATGAAATTGAAGAATTGAACAAAACCATCGAAGCTCTTACAGAAGAAATTGAAGCTATTAAGAAAGAGAAAGAAGAAATTGTAGGTAAGATTGAAATTGCAGAAAAAGCTGCTAAAGATAAACAAGAAGAATTAAATAAACAGATCGAAGTATCTCTTAAACTTCAAGATCAGATTAAAAAAGTAGAAGCTGAAAAAGCTCCTGCTGCAAAGAAAACTACAACTCGTAAACGCTCTACTACGACTACTGCTAAAAAGAAGACTACTGCTTCTACTACCGCTAAGAAAAAAGCAACAACTACAACAAAACGTAAAACAACTACAAAAAAGAAAGCAGAAGAAGCTGACAAATAGTAGAAAACTATTAAGTAAGTAGTATATATTTTTGATTAGAAAGGACTTATAAAAATGCCTACTTTCACCTCCGCTCAATATAGGGCTTTGGAAGTTAGATATAAGAAAGTTGTTGAACTTTCTAAACAACTCCAAGCTAAAGTAGATGAACTTAGCAAAGGTCAATCTAGTGGATCTGGTTTAGTTAAAGAATATAATGAACTTAAAGCAAGTTTTGAAAATTTAACTAAACGTGAAAAACTGGAAATTGATGCTCTTAATAACCTGAGTGTTGCTCTTCAGACATACAAAGATCAGGTTGCACATTTTACTGCTGAAAATCCCATAGTTCCTCCTTCAGATGATACTATGACTGATAGAGTAGTAGAATTGTCTAAAGAGCTAGATGCTTGTAAAAAACAAGTAGACGACATGCAAAAACAGATTACTAGTTTAAATAAGTTAAATACAGATATCAGCTCTGAACTTGTAAAGAAAAACAAGGAATGTTCTGATATGAGTGCTGATCTTTCTAAGAAAGCAGCAGAACTTAAAACAGCTAGTGAAAAGGTAACCTCTCTTCAAACAGAATTAGATTCGACTAAAGAAAATTATACAACAGCAAAAACAGCTTTAGATGAAGCTAATACTGAAAAGAAGACATTACAAGATAAAACTTCTGAACAAGAAAAACAGATTGGTACATTGAATGCAGATATTGCAAAACTTCAGGAAAAAGTTAAGAAACTTACTGAAGAAGGAGTACCTGCAGATGATGGATCTACTACTGAAGATTCTTATAAGAAGGTTTCGATGTTTACTGTAAAACCTCAAGAAGGTATTACCTTTAAAGCAAATGGTAAAGTTATCGATGGAAGTGTATTCTTCTTAAAAGGTAGCTCTGTTACTATTGAATGCTTTAAAGATGGTATAAAGACAAAGAATTTTGTCTATGAAGAATATTAATATTTGGAGGTAGCTTATAAATGGCTAACAAAGTACTTGAAAAAATTGATTTTACTTCTATTAAAAGTGAATTGATTGATAATGTACAAAACGTTGTTACTGATGAAGCAAAGAAGTATTTCACCAAATGGTTGAAAGAATCTGGTATGCCTCAGATTAAAGAAGTTGTTGATGTTTATACTGCTAAACTTAAAGAAGATGCAGCTAAAGAACAGGGTTGGTGCAAGATCCGTGATGGATTCCTCCTTCCTACTGTAATCCTCTTCTCCTTTACAGTTCTTAACAACCTTCTTTCCAAAGTAGTTGAAGAAACGAAATAATACTAATTACCCTATCAGGTTAGTTCCTGATAGGGTATTGGTTTGACACTTATATAAAATACATTTTTTAAACGGTGATTTTATATGAATAAAGAAAAAATATACTTACCAAGAGATCTAAATAGTATGGTTCATGTAGCTGATGGTATTAGATACAATAGATATTATATACCTGATCCTACTTTACCATTTACTTATGAAGATCTTATTGAAAATAAAGATTGGTTTATCACTCTAGTACACCATAACGTATTAGAACATATGAAGAATGATACATTGATAAAATATACGATTAAGTTTTTTAAAGATGATATTACAGAAACTCCTAGTCCTATAAATGTAGCATTGCAAACAAAACATCCTACCAATAATAGTATTGTGAATTCTCAAACAGCAATCTTAGCTGGTAAAATTCCTGCAATATTGAATGAATCGTATTATGATAAGTCATTAATCTCTATTCCTATAGCACATATTTTAAACTTAGATACAATGGCAGCAAAACCTTATTCTGGAGTAGTATGCTCATTACAAATAGATATTCCTAAATTAAACTATGATAATCATATTTATTATGAATTCGAATCTGCTACAGATTATGAAATAATGAATAGAGTGGGATTATTTGAATGGATTATCTCTGATGATATTTATGGGGATGGAAATGTTTATTATAGAAAAATAATATATGGAATTCCTAATGATATACAAAATAAAATTATAATACCTGATGTTGATAAAGATGACGATGAATATGTTGGAGAGGATTAGAATATTATGGCTATTAGAAAATATTTTAATACACTTAGATTTACAAAGGAAGATGGAATTGTTGATCATGGGTTAATAGGAAAAAGCTGGGGTAAAGAAGAAAGTGGTGGGTCTATTTTATTTTCATCTCCTTCTTGTATTCAAGATCCTTATTTAGATTTTAAATACAACTCTGCTTCTTTCTTTAAAAAGAATTCATATTTGTATAATATTGATAATATCACTCTTAGACTAGATGGGTTATTCTGTGTTAGCTTTTGGTTTAAACTCCATGATTCTGCCATAGTTAAACTAGATACAAATAAGAATAAAAATAAGTATATCCCTGGGTTAGAGTTTTCTGATGATAAGGGAAACGTTATTAAAATCCTTGTAGGTTATTACAATGATTCTCCTGAAAAGATTTCCACAGCATTCTTTATGAATGGGGAATCATTATATGAATATCCATATAATATCAATACTGAATGGCATCAGATTATGTTTAGTAGAGGAGCTCATAGTTTAGATAGATTCTTCTTTGATGGAAGAAAAGTTGTAGAATATGAAAATACAGATATTAATATAGGAACTATTTTAACTAATCTTAAATTTGGTAATCCTGATTATGGCCCAAATAGTGAAGATTATGAATATGAATTAGACCAATTACAAATATCTGATGATTCTACCTATGAAGATGATTTTGAAATAGGAGATTTACGACAGATTGTTCAAAAGTTTCCACCAGTAGAACTCCCTGATCATTCAGAGGCTGAATCTATTTATATTAAAAATGTAAAGTATGCTGCTCCGTTCAATTATACAGATAATGAAACTGCGTGGGATAAAATATTATATGATATTCCTATTACAAGACCGGTTTATTATACAAAACCAAGATATGCAGAACTAAATATAATTAATAAAATTAGATTCGAAGATAATAATAGTGCAGCACATTCTAGTTTCAAATCCTATAGATATCCTGAAATAGAACAATAAATAAGAGCATAGGTCTTAGACCTATGCTCTATCTTTTTAGTAATCAGTCATATCTATTCTTCTTTTAGCTATGTCTTCATTATATCCTATTACAAATCCATAATCACGCATCTTAAATCCAGAAGCAAAACATCTTAAATTATAAGTTTTGCCAGGAGTAACACCCATAATTATATAATAGGAATACTCTTCAGGTTTTGTAATATATTCATTGTATGCAGGGATATACCATTTAGAATCAGTATGAGAAATATATGGATTAAACCAAGGAGTTTTTGTATCTAGATTATAAATACCTGTTCCAGAGAAAGGAGGATATGTTTCAGCTACAGATTCACCGTTTCGTATTCTATTTAATACATCAGTCATTGTTGCATATCCGTCTCTTACATCAGACCATTCATCTGATTTAGAATGCCATGTATAGTTTACAACTACTCTATCTACATCATTAGGTATAGTTATAACCCTATCTCTAATATGAGTCCATAAATCTCTCTTTTCGTCATATCTATTACCTCTACTATTGATAGGAATTAATCCATAAGCAAAGGATAATTCTGTAGCATCTGATGCAGTAAGAATTCCATTATCCATAATAGGAGTATTTCTTGATATATTAGGAGTTCCAGGACGATATCCTTTTTCAGGAGATATAATAGGATTGATGGTATCTCCACGTAATACATAGATGATATCATCATTGGTATATTCTTTTCCATTATAAACTACACTGATTGTTTGATGAGGAACTTGTTGTATCTGTATAGCATATTTTGGAATATAGTTCATTTGAATAGGATCATTGAATAAGAATTCTTTATAATCTATTTTGAACATCTTAGCATTGGATACATTTATATCAGCAGTAACAACATTAGGAGCTAATGTAACTTCAATGACTCCATTACCATTCTTTCCTCCTAAAATATCTTTAGAAAAGCTACCAATCGTATAGTCTTCGATATTCCCATAAATATATTCATTTACATATTTAGGAACTTTGTTTCTACTTTTCCTTAATTTAAACTTAGGAACTAATGAATCTACTTTAGGGCTAAGATTCAAAACTTCTAAATTATATCTAGATTTAATATCAGTTGAGATCTTATGAATAGTATTAGATATATCTAATTCATCTTTTCTATCAACTAATTTACCATTTACAAATATAGCTGTTAAATTCTTATTCAGATTTCTATCTATTTCATTTTTATTATAATAGATATAACCACTCATAGGAAGTTCTGGAATAGCTTTATTGTATTTTGTTCCAGTATAGAAACATATTACATCTAAACTATCGCCATTCTTAACGTCTATAGAATCTGATAGATTTAAAACTCCTTTATAAATATTGATTGTATAATCTACCCCATGAATTAATTCTTTTCTATTAAAGAAAACCTTAAATCTATTTCTTATATCAAGAATCATATAATAGGGTGATAATAGATCATACTGATATTTATTGGTTTCACATTCAAAATTTAATTCCATCTTTTGAACGGCATATTGTCCTTTATTATGAGCAAATACGAATTTTAAATCTTTATCAGATGAAATCTGTAAATCAGTATTATCTTTAATTCTTATAGTGTAATTATCTATACGATCATAATATCTAGCCGGAATTAGTTTTCCTTCTTTATCTATAATAAAGAATTGCATTTCTGTAAATTGTTTATATGGAAATGGTATAGTCACATCATATTTACTATGGTATTCAAATACGTTGATTTTAGAATATATTTCATAAGGTTCTATATCTGCTTTTAATACAGTTATTACAACCTTACCATCTAATTCATTATTTCCACCAACTATTGTTTCTGTATCAGTAAATACAACATGATCATTATTTGGTTCATCAGAGCAATTAGGATCTCCACTTATATAAGAAGAACCTCCTCCTGCTTTGATATCCCCACCACCACCACCATAATATCCAGCTCCTCCACCAGGAGCTCCACCTTTACAGGTAATAGTTGAGGTTTCTTTTAATCCATTACCACCATTATTTCTAGATCCATTTGATAAACTTACAAATTCAGTAGAAATAGAATTCTTATCTAAACTACCACCATATCCACCAGCAGTTTGTGTACCAGACTTTCCAGAATATCCAGAGGCGTACCATTTAAACTCTAATGCAGGGTCCCCATTGCTTTCATTTAAAGGTTCACCTTCATATCCTCCACCATCTAGACCTTTAACTGGTTTTATAAGATAATCGTTATTGTTTGTTCTTATTATAAAATCAGTTCCACCACCGGCACCAGCAGCTATCATATAGAAGTAGTTTTTATCATCACTAAAAATGGAGATAGCGGAAGATCCGCCACCTCCATAACCAACCATTTCATTCTTAGGTTTAAAAGAATCCCCACCCTTGCCGAATCCTTTGCCACCTATACGACCTTCAGGTTTACAACCTACAAATACCCAAAGATGATTAATATCACTTACATCTAGAATGCCTTTGGTATATCCTCCTCTAGAGAAGATATTAGGATCTCTTGTTTGAGAACCAGCTCCATAGCATTCTACTTTTATAGATCGAATACCAGTAAGATTTATATATTCAGGTATTCCATCATTAGGTCTAAAAACAAATACTTTATTCCCATTGTTTTGCTCTACGATATTACCCATTATAAACTCCTTACTGTATTATTTTAACCGTGGCTCCTGCAGCTCCCCATGGTTTATTATTCATAGATTCAGTGTTTACTAATTCAACTGTATGGGAGTGAGGATATTCTTTAATATAAATAGTTCTTAATTCAGGGCAATTGGTGAATGCATTTTGATCTATATGCTTAACTGATGCAGGAAGAGTTATTTCTTTAAGTACATCAGATCCTATAGCATAAGCTCCAATACGCTTTAAACCTTTTCCTTGTTGTCCTAATTCAGGCTCTACAGGTTCATCTATAATCACTTCTTTTAATTTACTACAGTTATTAAAAGCCCCTTCTTCTATAATATCAATAGAATTTGGAATTGTAACTTTAGTAAGTTCTGTATTATCACTAAAAGAATTCTTATGGATTATACCACATGAATTAGGAATAGAAACTTCTTTTATCTTAGTATTAGAAAATGCCCCACTACCAATATAAGAAATATTGTTATTAAGAGTTAATGAGCTTAATGCAATACAATTCTTAAATGCAGCAGGATATATTTCTGTTATTGTATCAGGGATGACTACATTGTTTAATTTATTAAATCCATAGAATTGGTAAGATTGTACTCTAGTCTTATTTGAATCAAAGGATACAGTTTCTATTGAATTTCTATTAACCTGTGTATTTTCCATAATATATTGACTAGAAGTCTTATCAAAGGTTATATTGATTATAGAATTAGGTTCAAATGCATTATCTGCTACCTTAGCCGTATCAGGAATAAATATATTGTTTAATAAACCAAATGCATTTTCATCAACTTCTAAATTGGTTCCCTTTAAGATAATATTTTTTAATCTAGCACAAGATACAAAAGCATAAGAATTTATCTTATTCAAATGCTTAGAGAAATCTACATATTTAAGATCACTCATACCCTTAAATGTATAAGGAAGTATAATATTAATATTACTTTCTTCTTCAAAACGTATACCAATAACTCCTCTTTTATCTGTAAAGAAACTTGAGAATGTATTGTTTGGTTGAAGTCTTATAGATATAGAAGTAGCATTATTTGCTATTAATGCATACTTAAGACCAGGCATATCTTCATGAAGAAAATCTATATCTGTATTATTATTAGGAGAAACCTTTTCCCAATCTACATAATAATCTTCCACTATACCTGATATAATATCTGTATCTTGTCTATCTGCATAATCTGTATACAAATATCCAGTTAAGAAATCTTGTTGTACAGGATATTCTACTCTGTTATATAACGTACCAGATATCATAGTTCTAGAATACCAGTGATTATAATCTTTTACATAAGTAAGATTTCCATATATAGCATCTACAGTAACATCTTTGATCTTATCTGTGGGTATAGGAGTTGAATACATTTCATCAAACATGATATCATCATGATCAAATTTCTTATCAATATATTCATAGGGTCCTTCAATACCATAATTATTCAAAGAAACTTTATGTTTATACAAATATAAAATGGTTATGGTTTTACCTACTTTGAATTCAGATTCTGCCCTATATGTAGAAATTATGGTATTTCCATCTATCTTATATCTATTAGGATTAATATAGGTTCCATTTATAAATATAACAGTATTTTCTTTTGTTATTATATTATTAGCAAAATAACTACTAGGAATGGTTACCCTATTATTTATCACTATGGGTAATTCATTCTTTTCAAAATCTATACGTTCAGTATATCCACCTTCAGATCCTTTATTTTTTATAGAAATTACAGTGATATTTCTTCCTTTAGTAAAGTATAAATTAGGATCTCCAAAGGAAATACTATTATTAGCAGCATTATAAGAATACTTTTGTGACTGTTCTAATGATACGCTACCAACAAATACAATGAATGAAGATTTAGGTCCTATAAACTTATTTAGTTTAAATACGGTTTGACCATCATATTCAGCAGGTATTTGTTGAATATCTAATTCAAAATTAGAATCGCTATTTATATTGAATTTAGAATTCTTCATATCATTAAATATAATCATAGTATAATTAGCATACTTAGCATGTCTTATATCTACACCATTATTGAATCTAATAGTATGATTATCAATAAGATCAAATCTATCTTTACTAATATAAGTAGTATTTCCAAATAGCAAGAAATTATTTTTACTTAATTCATATGAAGTAAAAGGAGGATCAAAGGATACTATACCATCATCTCCAGAAGATTTTGAGTAAGAATAAACAAAGTTTATTCCTGTATTACCCATATATTTATTTTCAAGAAGTTCTCCTTCTTCTTCAAATTCAGCTCTTACATAAGGAAATACAAATACTAGATAATCATTTCTATCTTCTGTTTTGTATAACTTAGAATGATCAAATAAAGTAATAGCACTTCCATCTTCAGATGTAGTATAATCATTCTTCTTATCTAAATAGATACCATCCTTATTAAATACAAAGAAATATTTATCTCCCTTGGGATAAGATTTGTAAGGATAAGGAACATTTACAACATATTGTTCATTCTCATCAGCATATACTAGATTAGAAGACATGTACACATCATGGTTATAAGGAACATGTAAGAAGTTATCATCAGATTCAATATAGAATACTTCTATTCTATCACCAGGTCTAAATGTAACAGCAGTATATAACTTTTTATTTTTTATCTTATTAGTAAAGGTAGCTACATCAATCTTATAAATAGAATTGTTTAAAAGAAGACCATTTCTAAATACTAAATATCTTTTAGGATCCCATCCTGTTTTAAATTCTTCTTCTAATTCTAGTATATTAGAATTGAAATTTATAAAGTATTTATGATATAAGAATTGCTTATTAGATCCTACATAAACAGGAAGATCGGCATAGTATTTATTATCTTCTATTTTTATATTTCCATTAGAATCAGAAATATAATTTACAGGATACAGATTATTTTCAGATATCTCTACAAATAATTGCATATCTTCATATTTAATACCACTGCAATGATGACAATGATCTTTAAACTTTTCATTAAGTTCATCTAGTACTAAATAATCAGAAATTCGTTGTATACCATTACCCTTAATATTAGAAGGATCTATTTTCCCTTTGTATACTTCTTTTTCAATTACAGTGACAGAGGAGAATGTATCATAACCATCAAAGGGATAAAAGAATACATTAACTGATCCGTTTACCAAATTATACTTTGATGCTTCAGACTGTTTAAAGGTAACAGTACAATTGATATCTTTATAGTTTTCAGCAATGGTATCATTGAATTTATTAACTATTTCGCCATACTCAATATTAATAAACCCATTCCTAAAGAAAGAAGCACCACGCATAGGTTCTAGATTATATCTTTGGAAATTAAGATCAGTGGTCTTTTTATTATCCGTTACAAGAGTATTTAAAGCAATAACTGTATTATCTGAGTTTATATTATAAGGGTATAATTTGTATTTGCTTTTATCATCCACGTCATAACCAAGACCTAAATCTAAATTATTGTCTTTATCTCTATAATCTATCGTATTTACTCTTACGTAGAACCCATTTCCTTTATACTGCTCTAGGATTATCTGTAAATTAAATTTACTAGAATAATAATTTCCTCGTACATCTAAATCCCCGCTATTAACTCTAATAGATTTAGCATCATTCGTAGGAGAAAATACATCTATAATTAAATTATCGGTATTATAATATTTTCTAACGTTATTTAAATATCTTTCTTTATCCCCTACAATAAGAGAATATATAGGGGCCGTAGACTTTTTATCTATTAAAGAAAATAATGCAAATGGCTCTAAATTATCTATTGTATTTACATCATTATCTGTTATATCATAAGACGTATCTTTTTCTCTAATCATAAAATATGGATTAGAGAAAACAACCAAAGCATCAAATACAATTCTAGTTACATCATTATTTGAAGCTCTATTAGTATATACAGAAGATAAATCTATAACAGATGATCCTGTAAAAGAAATTCCATTATTATCTTTACCTCTATTTAAATCTAAATACCTTGCTCCATCATTATATTCATAATCATATATAGATCCTTCTTTAGATTCCAATTCTGAAATTGATATACTATCTAATTTCATTTCAGAATCTAGATTCATGCTAATATTGCTTGTAATTATAGTTGTATTAGTATTATTTCTAGATGCTATAATATCATTTATCGGTTGTCTATCCAAATTCCAAAAATTATTATTAGTATTATAATTATTTGATTGAAACGGTATTTTAATAGTTCCATTGTATTTACTTAGCTTAGTAAACATATAATTTCTGTGCCTCCTAAGTAAAAATTATTACTAATATGTACCCCTATGCGAATTAACCGCATAGGGGATTTATACACTAAGATTTAGGTATAACTATAGGAACTTCTAGCTTACATGTAAATTCTTTAGCATCGAATCCATATGAAGGAGTTACTCTAGAATAGATTTCATAAGATTCTCCACTAGTATCATTGATATCAACATAGTCCCATACATATAACCTTACAAACCCATCAATATCTGTAGGTTTCCAAGGAACTGATACAGTGATTTGTGCAGGGAACGTGATTTCATAAGCATTCTTATAAACTATAAGTCTACTAATTACCGTAATAGAAGACTTGATATCATATTCTCTAGTCTTGATAGGAACTGTAAGTGTAGAAGTAAAGGAACTATCTTCTTTATTACCAACAGTAAGTTTAAATATAAATTCTCTAGTTACTCTATTTATATATAGAATCTTAGAATTTAAGGGTTGTAAGAAGTTTACAATATTCTTACATTTTATAGCTTCCAATCTATCTGTAATACTAGACTTGATATAGCTTCCATACATAAACGTGGTTCTAGATTTGATATGGAAATAATATCCATTCGTTATTGTTTTATCTATATTTATATCGTTTAGTAATTTACTATATTTGAATATAATATCATCTGTGTTAGCATTGGTTGTATTAAAATTAGTGCCATGACTATAAGCTATTATATTATAATATGGCATAGCAGAAATATCTGTTTTTATTCTTCTACCATTTCTAAATAAGCTTATATTATAAGTATCATTAGAATAACTGATTGCAAATCTAAAGTTATCTTTTTCAGCAATACTATTAAGACTAAAACTAATCATAGGATAATTATTAGTCTTGGTTATGGTAGAAAGATCTTTCTTATATTCGGCCTCGTCTCCAATATATACATTGCAAAGAGGCTCTCCAAGATTAGTATATACTGTTATCAGGTTTATATATTTAATATCAGAAGATGGATTTATTCTACTATCATAACTAAAATCAATGGTAGTTCTTCCTAATGTTTCTTTAGAAGAAGGAGTATAGCAATCAGATATATCTACTAAGCAAGAACCAGAATAATTAGTATTGAACTGAGTTTGTTTACCTACTTCTTTGATATAGATATTTTCTTCTCCATCTATTCCAGTTGCATCAGAGAAATTAAATGGGATAGGAACTTCTATTGTTTTAGTATTACTAAAGGTAGAATCTATATCTCCACCTTTAAAAGGATATTCTAATTGTAGACTTACTTTATTTCCATCATAAACAATATCTTCATACCATTCAGGGAGAGATCCATTTAAGAAATAGATAGGATAAGTTCTATAATATCTATCATGGAAGTCATCTCTTTCCATATCATATTGATATCTTCCTGAGTCATTTAAATGAACAGCTTTATTTAATTTTAAAACATTATAAGATTCACGATAAGCAGTAGCTCTTTTTTCATAGATAGGATCAAACTTCATTTGCTGATAGCAAGCCATATAATCTAAAGCTTTTGCTAAGTTTTCTCCATAATGCTTATCCTTATAATATCTTACATTAAAATCATCCATAAATTCCTGGAACTTTTCATCCATTTCATAGAACTCTTCATACAACCCTATATATCCATTTATAAACCATTTACTAGTTGGATGGATAGCATTGGCTTCATTTGATAAAGAATCTTTTAACCAAATACAAGAAATATATGAAGGGAATCTTTCTAATGGATCTCCAGAGTAGATAGATTTTATAATATTTCTATTATATATTTGACCGAATAAATCTGGAGTATAAGTACCATTTTGATCAAATGCAACAATATTATCAAGCGTTATCTTATATTTTTTATCTATATTCAAATCGTAAAGAATAAATCTTCTTCCTGTAGATAATTGATTCTTGATAACTTCATATCTTGTAGTTCTAGGATCTTCATATTCATCTACAAATTTATAGATCATAATTGTGATTGTTTGATCTTTTTTAAAAGTTGCATCTTTATCAAACAATATAAGCTTATTACTTTCTATAATATAATATCTAGGAAGTAATTGCTTTTGATCTACATAAATTGTGAAGTTAGTAAGATCATAAGTCATATCATTAGGAAGAGTAATAGAAGGAGTATTTTCTTCTATAGTTATCTTATTTTGGATAGGTTTGATATGAATTTTACCATATTGAGAAGATTTAAGAACTTTTACAAAATAGATAAGAGCAATCTCTCCAGTATTTACTACATCTTTAGGATTTACTAATATAACAGCGTTTGATTTTGCATCTATATAATAGTGATCAGGAGGTATAAACTTATCTCCTATAAAGAAAGAAGCGATAATTTGATAATTATCAGATATATCTATATTCTTAGATATAGGAATAGATATTGTCCCATCTTGTTTTGATACAAATTTAAATAAGGTAGTAGATATAAATTCATCATCAGCTTGATTTACATCAAAGGTCAAGATATCCATAGAAAATAGATTATCATAAATACCATCTATGGTATTATAATCTAAAAATTCTATAAGATCATCACCTATAATCTTATATGAATCAGGATCTACTGGTACTCCATTATTATATAGAATTATTGTATCATCAGGAGAAAGATAACTGTGATCCCACGAGCGGAAGTACATTTGAACTGTGGTATCGTCTACAATTCTTTTTTCTTCAAATTGACCATATCTCCAGCTATGTTTTAATACGTTAGAATCAGATAAAGTACTTTCTTTAAAATTCAATGGAAGATTTTGCTCATATATTCCATTGGTCATTAGATTGCAGTTTAAAGGAGATTCTTTATCTATATAATAGAAATAGATAGCATTTTGACCAGAATCAAACTTCCCATTAATATTGAATTTGTAGATAGGAATATTATCAGGTCTTTCTCCTATTAATTCTTCATAGATGATAGGGAAAGGTAATCGTACAAATTCTACTTTAGTAACTTTTCCTTTAATATTAGGATCTCTATTTTTTATGATCAAAGTATAATATTCATCGGATTTAATAATTTGGATTTTTGATAAGGGAATAAATTCTCCATTTATAAATATCATAAATCCATCTATTTTCTTATCTAATAAAAGATGATAAGCCAACCCTTCATTAAATTCAGAATTTTTAAATCCTAAATCATTTTCATGAATATTGTTTATTTTGATTACTGTATAATTTCTATATTTAGAAACCCGTTCTATATCTCTATTTATAAAATACTCCCTATCTTCAAACCAAGTAATTCTTACTCTCTGGGGTAGATATCCTCGTTGAGCTTCATTTAAAAGATAGGCGGTTGATTCTATTTTATGATCAATTAGATCTTGAGTTTCTTCTTCTAATTGATTATTGTTTACTATATTAGATTCATCTAATCTGTAATAATTTTCTATAGTATCTTCTGTTCCTATATACAGAGTAGGAGGAATAAAAGAATCCCTATATAAACAACTGTCAATAATTGTAATGTCATCTAATGAACCTCCATTTAATGTAGAAACATTTCCTAGATTATCTTCTTCATATCCAATGTATAATTCATTCCCAAACTTGATATCTTTGGTTATATTATTAGAAGTTACATTACAACCATCTATAAAAATTCTAAAGATATTTTCATCTTTAGTAATTGTAAAATAGTGCCATTTATTATTGAAAGTAAAATCACACACAGAAGAATAGAATTTTTCTGTTTCGGATAATCTTACTACAAAATATTCTGCATTTTCTATATACACATAACTTTCAAACTTATCATTATTCTTGAAAGAGAATAATGGTATTTTAGTGTCTTTGTTTAGATTTTTCTTATCTATTTTATATTTACAATATAAGGTAAAATCATTGTTTCCATTAATATGTGATTTAATCTTACTGGTATCTTTTAATATTAATCCAGCAGATCTATCATATCCTTTAAAATAAGCACAAGTAGATCCGTGGATAATGGATGAAGTATCTTCAAAAGATACTCCACCCATATTTATTATATCAGTATTATTGCAACCAGTTTTATCGAAATGGAGGTTCAATAAATATTTTGACATAATACATCCCCTCTATATTTTATGCTATTGTTCCTAAGGTAGAAATAACGTCTTTTGTATATTCTACCATATCTTTTCCACAAATCTTTTCAATAGTTTTCTGATTATTCAAATATCCACCAACGTATGCATCAGTAATCATAGCAGAGAAAGCAGGGAAGTATTCCATACCAAATACAGTTCCAGGACCATATTGCATCATCCATTTTTCTACTACCAAATCAAGAGTTACTGTCTTATCATTGAGATGAAGAGTATCTCTCATCGAATTTACAAATACTTTAATATTATCATACGGATCAATAAAATCTTTAGCAGAATGCTTTCTACCTTTAGCAGATTTTTCAATTAAAATATCAAGAATATTTGCTTCATTAGGAGATACGTTTCCAATTTTAATTGCATAATCACGGCAACGTTTATCATCATCATATTGAACAATGCCTTTTAAGAAGTACATTGCTGCAAGATACATTAACTTATTCTTATTAGATTCTTGAATAGAGATCTTTGCAAGGTAATCAATGATATGAGTAAATGATTTAGCAAAGCAAGTTGCCAAAAGAAGAAGCAAGTTTGTTCTTCTTAAGAAAATATCAAACTTCTTATGATAGATCATAGAAACACCAGCATTAATAAGATAAGAAGTAAGAGCTAAACTATTTACATCATAATCAATACCGTTAGATAATTTTACAATACATGTAGAGGTATCAATAAATGCCTTTACTTTTCCTTTATCTTTACCTTTCATTTCTTTAGCACAAAATACTTTGAAAGATCTAGGAAGCGGTGCATCACAATCTAAAAGAACGGTGTTTGTAGATTTAAGAATACGAATCAAAGGTTCTTCAATTCGTTGATGTTTTAAAGTTCCAATTACGTTTGTATTAAATTCATCTGTATTTTTATCTATAATAGGATCATTCATGAGAGCATCCAATAATATCTTTTGATATTTAGGATATTGTTTGTAAAAATACGAGTCGGAATAAGACTTTAAGTCCTTGTTATCCATGTTAAATAAATCCTCCTATTAAATAATCTAAGTAGTTATTTTAATGTCCCCTTTAGAATTATATGATGGTTTAAACAATTTATTAAGCTTATATAAGGGGAGAGAGATAAATGGACTTACAAGATATATTAGATCTTCATTTAGAGATAACCTCTAATGATAGATATACATATAATGGTAAAAATGTACCTAGAGTAACGGAAGTTATCTCTAAAATGATCAATGAAGAAAAGATAATCAACTGGGCTAACTGTCTTGGTTTTAAAAAGAAAAGATATAGAGATGCTTTAGAAGAAGCAGCTAATTTTGGTACTAGAGTTCATAGTGGTATAGAATATTATTTAAAAGGAGAAAAACTTCCTTTAGATACTCCTAAAACTCCTATGAATTCTTTTAAAGAATGGTGGAAATCTATAAACAATGGAAATACCATAACCATTTTAGGCCAAGAACAAAAACTAACCTGTGAATGGTATGGAGGAACATATGACTGTTTATTAGATATAAATGGTCGTATTTTTCTTGTAGATTTTAAAACTTCCAACCATGTAACCTATAAATATTATCTTCAACTAGCCGCTTATTCAAAAGTTCTAAGAGAAGAGAAGAATATAAATATAGATGGGGTAATCATACTCCAAATAGATAAATATAAACTAAAGTATAGAGAATACGTGTTAGACTTTAATATACCTGAGCATAAATCATATTTTGATTTATGTGAAAGAACTTTCTTAAGTTTATTGTACAGCTACTATCATATCTCTTATTTGGAGGAAAACTTTGGTGTTCTCGATGAAAAAATCAAGTCTAATAAATAGCTATAAAAAAGAAGAGTTATACTCTTTAATAAATAATTTTGTCAAGGTTATAAACTCTCATAAGAAAATACAAGAATCAGAATCTTCTAATTTTATAAAAAGAAAATTTTATAATTGGTATTATGGTAAATTTAAATTAGGATTATTGTTCTTAAAGATAACTAGAAGGAATAATAAGATATACAACACTATATCAAAGAATCCTACTAACCTCATGTATTATATAACTCAGTATTGTGTATGGTTTTTATGGTTTTGCGAACTATTCGAAGTTCAAAAAGATGAAGTTATCCATAATATATTTGGAGATAAGGTCAATATAGATTTTAGATATGGTATAAAAGGAAATTCTGATAAAATTACAGATATAATCATTCTTAGTAATAATTGTAGGTTTTTCAATCTAGATGATGAAAGGTATACAAAAATAAAAGTTCATTTAGACACAGGTGGAAGAGATTCTTATATAGAAGAAATAAAATATAAATGCTATGATGCTTTATATACGTCTACAGCTCCTATAGATTCTTTTACCCATCTTAAAATAGATAATAAGGGGTTTATTATAAATCCTAATTATCAGTACAGTAAGGAATTAGCACAAAATGAATATAAAAGTTTTACAGAAATAGCTATGAATATAATAGAGATCTTTATATCCCTATATAATATTTGTATTGGTAGTAATATTATAATAGATGATGATAGTATGGTATAAATGCCATACTATCTAACTCTAACTATTTTTATAGTAGTATACTATAAAAATGAGAGGTGAAAAAATGAAACAAGTAATCGAATTTACTAATTTAAAAGAAACATTTGTTGAGGCTCATATATCAGATCTTCATTTTGGTACTATAGAACCTGCAACTGAATATAAAATATTAAATGAACAATTCTTAAATTATCTTGAAAAAATGAATGTACTGGATATCGTCTCTATTAATGGTGATATCTTTGATCATAAATTTATGGCAAATTCAGATGCTGTAATATATGCAATATCTTTTGTACAGCGTCTTATAAATATTTGTAAGGCTAAAGATGCTACTTTAATTCTTATAAGTGGTACTGCTTCTCATGATGCAGATCAATTAAAAATATTTGTTCCTTTTATAAATCAAGGATGTGATCTTAGAATAGTAAATCAAGTCCAATTCTTATTTATAAAAGGGAAAAAGATATTATGTATTCCAGAAATGTACAATATGGGAGAAGCATACTATAATACTTTTTTGGTTCATTCTGGATTATATGATGCATGTTATATGCATGGAACTTTTAAAGGATCTATTTATGGAAAAGATAAAAGAGATCTTAATTCAAATAGAGAACCTGTATTTGATATAGAAGATTTCGGTAATTGTAAAGGTCCTATTATATCTGGTCACGTTCATATAAGAGGTACGTTTAAAGAGGATTTCCATTATAGTGGATCTCCTCTTAGATATAAATTTGGAGAAGAAGAAGAGAAAGGTTTTTTTATTCTTATCCACAATATAAAAGAAAGAAAATACTTACTACACTTCGAACCAATAACTTCATTTAGATATGATACAATCAATCTTGATTATATGATAGATCAAGATCCTAAAACTATTATCGATTATTTGAGAAAGTTATCTAGTGAAGGGATTGATTATCTTAGAATTATAATTACTAAAAACAATCCTAGAACAGTAGAACTTCTCAAGAATTTCTATCGAAATAAAAATAATGTAAAGATAGAAACAGACTTTGAACAGCAACGTATCAAACAAGAACTGAATAATATCAATAAAGATTATATGAAGTACAACTATCTTTTTGATAAAAATCTTTCTCCTGAACAGAAATTGATCCAGTATATAAATCAAGAAGAGGGAAATGATTTCTGGACTGTAGATAAGTTCATAAACTTTATGTCTTATATTGAAAATCTCTAAGGCAGAAACATATAAATACAATATTATATATGGGGAGTCTACAATGTCTGATTATTCTAATAGGAGAGTATCTTACAAATCTAATAGAAGACAAACTAAGATAAATTCCGTGGGTTTACAGGAGCCCATGCTTAATATGTTTTGTAGATATGCATTATCTACAAATGATCATATTCATACACATGCTATAACGTCTTTAAATAGACTAATGTCTTCTTTTACAAATGATGATTTTGATAATAATCAAAATATGATCATAAAGTTTAACTTTTTAAAAGAAATCTTAAAAAATAGAATGCAAGGATTGAGAAATAGAGATATGATTCTTGCAAATATAGATATGATAATGGATATATCAACTTTGAAAAATGATGATTCCATTACAACAGAAATGTCTAATGATGAAGTATATAATATAGAACAAACAGTTTCTATGATGCTAAATAATATTCTTATGGAAGTAAAAGCAAAGGAATTAGATGAAGTATTACAAGATTATTTAGCAGCTGATTTTAGAGGGAAAAATACAACCTTTGGATCTCTTAAAGAAAGTTTAAATAACTTACAAGCTGAAATAAGAAGAAATGAAATAAATAAAGATTCAGCAGATACATTATTTAGGTTATCAGAGATTGAACAAACTATTCCTGATATTCATAAATATGTGACAAGTCCTTCATATAAACTTGTTACTGGAATGCAGGGGTTAAACTCTATGCTTGGTGGAGGATTTCAAAAAGAAAGAGTTTATTCATTCTTTGGTGCATCTGGGTCTGGCAAAACAACAACCCTGGAAAATATAATGTATCAGTTATGGAAATATAATAAAGATTTTATGGTACAAGACAAGTCTAAGAAACCTTGTATTGTGTTATTAACTATGGAAAACCTTGTTGTAGAAACAGTATCATCTCTTTTCCATATTATGACTAAAGGAAAATCTTTAGATTCTTGTGCAACTCCTGAAGATGCAATTCAACAATTCAAAGAACATTGTTTTGAATTTGATCCTGATAATAAGAATTCTATAGAATTGTTTATAAAATATAAACCTGTAAATTCTGTAGATACTGGGTATATGTATAAGATTGTAGAAGATCTTGAAGATGAGGGATTTGAAACTATAGCATTTTTACAAGATTATATGATGCGTATTAAACCTAGTATAGTAACAAAAGATGTATATCAGGATTTGGGTACTGTTGTAAATGATTTTAAAACATTTGCAATGACTAAAAAGATCCCTGTAATAACAGCCTCTCAGTTAAATAGAGAAGCTATGAAGATTATCGATGAAGGAAGAAATGCAAATAAATTAGATTCTATTAAGAAACTTGGTAGATCTAATATTGGTGAGTCTATTAGAATTGATACAAACTTAGATGCTACCTTTATTATTGTTCCTGAATTCGATAGAGAAGGAAATAAGTATCTTGGTATTAAGATGACAAAACATAGATACAAACTTCCTTCTAATTTTAAATTAGATTCATTATTCCAACCTTTCTATCCAAAATCTGTAGCATTAGTTGAAGATATTTATGAAATAAAACCTGCTTATAAGGAATCTTTAATTTGTACAGATATAGAAGAGGTTACTTCTAAATTTGGAACCACAGAGCATATATCTATGAACAATCCTGCAAAAAGATTAGAAGCATTAAATTATGCTGTACCTGTAGGAGTTGTGGATAATAATGTTCCTAATAAGGTTTCTATAAAGAAAGATATAACTAAAAATTATATAACTCCTCCTATAGAAAATAGGATTGAGAAAACTAAGATAGAAGATACTAAAGAAATAGAACTAAAGCCTATGATTGATTTTGATGATGGTAATTCGTTCTTTAATAAGAAGAAAGTTAAAGAAGTAATTTTTATAACTCCTATAACAAAAGAATAAAATGTAGTATGGGAGAAATCCCATACTACGAATTCTAATTTAATTTGTAGAGTCTATGATAGATCTAGGAGTATATGATTTAGTAATAAACTTTTCAATAGGTTTAATAATTTTATCTCTTGAGTGATTATTATTATAAGTACTTATAGCCACGGATTCCCTACTATAAATAATAGATAAAATATGAGACAATGCTTTTTTAGGAAGTAGTAATAACTTCCCTTTACTAATAGTAAATTCATGAACATTGCAGAGATTATTCATTTTAAGAATAACGTAATATAATTTGGTAGTACCATATATTTTATAAGAAAGCATCTTAGGATTGAACTTGTATGTTTCTATATCTTTAGGAGAGAATTCAATTTCTAATGCTTCTTCCATTATTTCTTCCATATAATCATCTAATATATTTTTAATTATCATTTCATATCCATCTCTAGTTTCTATATAAGAGATAGATGGATAACTAGCATTATCACTTATAGAATTTCCAATATTAATGAATTCTTGTATAGTATGAGACTCTGTGGTAGTCATTGCTGCATTGTTATAATAAATAGCCAAGTAAGTTCACCTCCTATAATTCAATACCAACTATTTGTGGTTTTGTTATGTCTCCACTAATAAAAGTTACAATAAATCTAGTTCCCACTGGTATATATTTTTTGGGATAATCTCTAGTTACTTCCCTAGGAAGTGCTAATTTTACTACAGCCGTTCTTTGAACTTCACCAAACTGAATATTTTCTGTTTCTTTATTCATAAGATTAGGTATAGAAGGGGTATTTCTATACACTGCTCTATTATTCGCTTGCATAGCACCTGTTAATTGCAATTTGAATAACTGTTCTCCTGGATGAAATTTATTTACATAATCATCCATAAGTATAGCAATTTCTGTATTTGAATTCACATTATGTGTACTCATAATATCCACCTTTGAATATAATTATTAATAAATTGTCCAAGAAGGAGAGATTTTATCATGGCAAAAAGAAAACCCAAAACATTAGGGGATATTACATCTTTAACAGATTTTAAAGCAGTTACTTGTACGAATCCTGAACTATCAGAAAGATTTATAAATGATGTATTAAAAATTACAGGGTTGGAAGAAGATGATGAAGGTTATATTGTAGATGCAGAAGATGATCCGTTCAATCCTGAATATATTGTAGTTAGAAATAAATACTTGCGTCATACTAATAGAGGTATTCTTCATAAGAAAGATATGATTTTTGATCCTTACAATAATCCTATCATAATGGAAGAACTTTTAAAACAATATATGGAGAATTTCCATCCTGAAGTTGTATCAGCTCAGATCTTGGCAGCTAAAGAAAATACAGCTGTTAAATTAAATACCTATGGATATATGACCCTCTTATATAGTAATGGAGCTAAGATAAAAACTGATATGCATTATAAAGATTCTACTAAATACTTAGATGCTTTTATGAGACTAGAATCTATGATGAATAACTCTGTAAGAGAAATATTAGCTCCTTATGATGAATATGAAAAAGAATATTTTACCAATTTAGAGGAATAAATATGAATACAAATATAGAACTCACTGATGAACAGCAAGAATTAATCAAGTCTGCTGTTCATTGGTATAAACATGAGTCTGAATTAATATTCCAATATAGTGCTCCCGCTGGTGCTGGTAAATCTACAGTAATGCATTGTATTATCGATAAATTAGGATTAAGAGCTGATCAAGTAGCTCCTATGGCTTATGTAGGATCTGCTGCTATTGTAATGAGATTAAATGGATTTTACAATGCATCTACTATTCATTCCTGGTTATATAAATTAGAGATTAAGAAGACTAAAAATAGTGTATTAGATAAGGAGATAGTAGAAAAGAAATTTGTATTTTCTCCTTTAGATACAAAGCAGTTTAAACTCATCTGTATAGACGAAGCGTCTACAGTTCCTCTTAGTATGAGAAAAGAAATGGAAACTAATGGAATCAAAATATTAGCATGTGGAGATTTGAATCAGCTTCCTCCTGTTGTTGATAAACCTGGCTTCTTATATTCAGGAAAAGTATTCCGTCTTACTAAGATTATGAGACAAGCTAAATATTCAGCTATTGTAGAAATTTCTAATATGCTTATAAAAGGTATTAGACCTCAAGTAGGAAATTATGGAGATGTAACTGTAATAGATAAGAGTACACTAAATGATGAAATGATAAAGTCTTATAAAAATATTATTTGTGGAACCAATAAAAGCAGAGATAGGTTTAATAACTATATTAGAGAAAATATAATAGGAGTAGATAGTCCTCTTCCTGTTGTGGGGGAGAAAGTAATCTGTAGACAAAATGATTGGAATATAGACGTAGATGGGATAAACTTAGCTAATGGATTAGCTGGCACTGTTATGAATTATCCTTCTATTACTGGATACGCTCAAAAGAGTTTTAAGATGGATTTTGTTCCTGATCTATTTCCAAATATCATGTTTGAAAAACTAAATTGTGATTTTAGATACTTTATTTCAGATTATCAAACTAGAAAAAGAATGAAATCTATGCTTGGTAACTTTAGCAGATTACAGAAATTTGAATTTGGATATGCTATAACTACTCACATTTCTCAAGGATCACAGTATTTTACAGGGATTTATGTAGAAGAGCATCTGCACAAAGATATTCAAAGGAATCTAAATTATACAGGAATCACTAGATTTAGAAATTCTTGTATTTATGTTTTACCTGTTCAAAAGCTATATATACCTATACTAAAATCCGTTGTCTCTATAGATGGTAAATCTGTCATTTAAATATATACTATTACTATGAAAGTGTTTTAATTTAACCATATAGGGAGGAATTAGAAAATGGCAATTTTTAAGGAAGTAAAAAATGTAGTTGATTTGTTTGACCCTGCAACAAAAGAAGCGGTTGAAATTGATAACAAACCGTACTTGTTATTATTTGCTCTTATTGGGGAAGGAACCATTGAAGGGGAATGGTTAGCACTTAGAGGTAGAAAAACAACGTTTGAATATCTTAAGAGTGCTTGCTTAAGCTATGACTGCTTAAATAGTTATGTTCTTACTGGTGGTATCACTCTTGGTAAAGAAGTTTCTTTATATTCTTTCATGAGAGTTATGGTAGAAAGATATTATCAAGATGAACAAGATATCTTAGACACCATTACTGAGCACGTATTAGATACATTGAACAATAATGCAGATGATGAAAATAAGTTCTTTGAAGAAAAAGATCTTGATCTTATTTATTTTAAAGAAATAAATTCCCCGACTAAATAGTATACGTAAAAATTCTACTATATAATATTATGAAAGGCGGTGATATAATGAGAGAAATAAAAAGCTTTAAAGGAAATAAACGTTCAGATAAAAGTTTCTTTCTGGAAAAGATGTACAATTCTAGAAATGAGATTATAACCCCTGATATTATCAATAGAAATCTCAAATTCTTATATAGAGATATAGCTAGAGGTAATGTATCAGATCCTAAGTTTGAAGAAGCTCTTAGAGGAGATAAGAAGATCCTTGAATTGGCTATAGATAACTTAGGGTTTGAATTGGGAAAGCTAAATGTAATCCTTACTGCTATTAAAATAGCAGATACTAAGCTATATACTGAGGTTATGAATAATAGCTTAGTTATAGAAACATTTAATGATGTGAATGTAAAGTTTAATATGTACTCTATTATGTACAATAGTATCATTAATTTTATGAGTACAGGAGATTTTAATCATATACGAGGAGTAGGTATTACCTTTGGTAATAATTCTTATAGAAAGTACAGAGCTGTATTTAATTAATGAGATATGTTAAATATGGTTTTGGAAAGGCCCATAAAGTAAAGGCAAAACTTTCTATTCATTCTATTAATAGAATAAAAAAGAGACTAGGAATAAAAAATAAATACAAATGCAAGGAGTTTATCAATTCTGCTACTAAGAAAGGTATACTCCTTGCAGATATTCCTAGAATACCAAGATATAAACAATTCTCGTCGTATATGTATAGTATAGTAAAGAATACTAAAAACAAGTGCCAATTTAATTCAGTATATCTATATAAGAACGCTTTTATAATCGTTGCTATGGATGGTACTGTAATAACATGTATAAATGTACATGAACGATTTAAAGATATTTTTTTTGATATAGTAGAATTTATTAAAGAAGAAAAATCCTCACTATAAGATATCATCTAGATTACATTTGAGTAATTTAGAACTTAAATCTTTTTTATAAAAAGTGAGGTATATAAATGGAAACAGCTGATGTTGTAAAACTTAGAACCTTATGCGAAAAGGCAAAACAAACTGTACGCCATGCAGATGGAAGTATTGATAAGATCGTATTTCCTACTCATGTAGTTTGCGATAATAGTTTGAATGTTCTTGATTATCATAAGGGAAATGTAATTTGGAATGATGCAGATGGATATTTTGTATATTTTACAAATATTTCTGCTAGCTCTATTATTAACTCTCCTAGCTCAGGTATGTCTTTTGGATCTGAAGTAATGGTTCCTGGAGTTATGATTTGTGTAGACTATGGAGAAATTCAGAATATCCGTTGTGAAATTAGTAAAGAAGCATTTATGGAAGTAGCTCAAGCTTTGAATATGACACAAGATCAAATTGATTATAATTTCGTTCAGATCTTTGATAGAGCTAATCAAAACGTTGCTATTCAACGTAAGAGAATGTATGCTTACTCTAATCAAGCTCATAAGAATAGTGCTGATGGTAAGCGTAACTTTACGGAAGAAGAAGAATATAATAAGACAGTTCATCCGGTTTCATATTAATAAAATATTATCATATGAACTAATTTATAATCATATTTAGTTGCCATCGTAATGTGTTTAAACATTTTTACGATTATAAACTATAATAATGATGCATGTAGATATACCTCGAAAGGGGTATATCTATTTTAGTATCAAACATTTCTTTTAGGCCTAAAAGGAGGAAACACAATGAACAACAATTTTGGAACTCCGTATGGTGGAACCTTTAATGGTACAACATATGGAAACACAGCTCCGACTCAACCGACAATGACTCAGTTATTGACTCCGGAAGAAATCGGAAAGATTCGCAAGAGCCCGCAGGCTTTTAATGTAAAACTGACAGAAGATGAATATCTTCGTTCTTTGTGCACTCACAAAGATGAAAAAGGAAACATCTGCGTTGAAAAATTGGGTGATGGCCGTTTCCATTGTCCGATTTGTAACGCAACGTTCAATCTTATCGATCTTAATACCAACAAAGAAACGATCGATAATATTGCATTGAACATGGAAGACTTGTTCCAATCTATTAAGACATATCTTCCTAATCCGACAAAAGATATGCGTAATATCTATATGATGATTGCATATTTCCACAAAGTTGGTATGTTATGGGATATTGCTAGAGGTGCATTTAATAAGATTACTGATAATAATATTATCCGCAATGATGCTAATACAAATGCATTTAGCATGCTTAATAACATTTTGTGCACACCTGGTATGTTTGGTGGTTACTTCAATCAAGCTAATGGTAATCCTGCATTTGGTGTGCAAGCTCCCCAGCAGCCTCAGCAGCCTGCATATGGTTATGGATATGGTTACGGAATGGGTGTACCCAACGGTGCTCAAGCTCCGTTCAATGGTGCTCCCACGACTCAGCAGGTTCCGAACCCTGCAGCAAATCCGATTGGCACTGTAGAACAACCGCAGGTTCCCAATCCTAATGTAGATGCAATGCAGCAGCCTTCAGAATCTACTTATAGCATCAACCCTAACATCGCTGTTCCTGAAACAGAAGAAAAATAAGTTAGGTTAATTTGATTTATAATAGATAATGATAGTGACTCTTTGTGCATAAGATTTAAAAAATTTTGATTTCGTTATTAACAAAAATTCTATGCTTTATCTATCTTGCAGCTATATGCACTTAGGGTTGCTATTATTGTTTATATATTAAGAATACCCTATTTCACTATTTTAATTTTAGTAAACTCTGCCTAATAATAGTAGTGGTCTTTCCACTACTATTATTTTTTTTTCTTCTCGTAAAAAAAAAGTGATATAATTATATATAATAGATATGATAGTATATTCTATCTAATACACTTTATTTTTAGAATTGGAGGAGAAAAGATTATGTTTGGAAACAAGAAAACAACACAAAAAGAAGTAGTAGAGAAGGTAAATATCGGATTTACCAGCAATGGAAAGATTGCAGTTGATACGAACTTATTAATCAAAAATGATAAGTTCAGAGAAGTAGTAAAGAATATTTTTGATATTCCCTGCTTCTTGATTAAGAAGTATGGAAATTTTATTGAGTTCCCGATCAATAATGATAGTGGATTCTCTAAGAATGTAGTCTCATATATTAGAGTATATGATGACAAGATTATGTATATTTCCTATAAGGAAAATAGAGTAGAAGAACAAGAGAAGATTAAGATTGAAAGAAATGTAATTGATGAATTTGTATATGATTTCGTAGGTTTAGATCATAATAAGTATAGTAAAAATATTGAATTTGAGTTGGTTTCGATTATTCTTCCTTATGCAAAGATTGCATATTTTGTAGAAGAACTTATTGAAAATAAGATTATTTCTAGAGATGGAGTTATTGGTCCTATCTTTAGAAAACATGCAGTAGCAGTAAAATAATAAAGGAGCTGTACTAAATGGCACAACATGATAAACGTAATTTCAATGAAATTAAGAAAGAAAATCAAGAAAAGCAACATCAATCTGCTGTTGAAGCATATGTAAAAGAAGTAGTTAATAAGAATGAAGAAGCAAAGAAAGAAGAAACAGTCAGCAATAAAGACGTTGTTATCTTATCTTTTGAAGATACATATGTCTTGAATGCACTGAATATAGTTTCTAAATCTATTGATTGGGAATTTGAGAGCGGTGTCGTCTCTCATGCTATTTATCTGAAATGCAAGTATAATTCTATTTTGTCTGATATGGCAAAATTTGGGATGAGTAAAGAAGAGTTCGATTCTCGAATTCAAGATATTGCTGATTTCGCAGAAAATGAAGTAAATAAGATTGTTAAGTCTACCAATTCTTTAGTATAAGAATTGGTAGATTTTGTTTCAAGAAGTAAAAGGAGAATTAAGAGTAACACAGAACATATAGGAGATGATTTTAAATGAAAAAGAAAGCATTAGTAGCAGCAATTTTATTATCCACAACAACAGCAGTAGCATCAGCAGCTCCTTCTGTTGTAACTAATTATCTTGGTGTTTTTGTTGGAGAAGCATACAACAATACTATTCGTCCTAACACCCAATCTGTTTTATTGGTTGGTGATAACCAAACCGTAGACGGTAAGAACGTTATCATGAATGGTATTGGAAATACTGCAACTTCTGATAACTCTATTACTTCTGGTGAAGGAAATAATAATGCTGGTCTTAGAACAGTAGTTGGTGGTCATAATAATACAGTAGACGCAATGAATGGTGCTGTATTCGGTGATACTAATGTAAGCCACGGTAAATCTGCACTTGTGGCTGGTGCTCAAAATACTGTTGATCAAGATTCTAATAACTCCCTTGGTTGCTGGTTTGTACAATAGAACCAGTGGAGAAAGTAATCTTGTAGTAGGTGTTGGTAATACAACTACAGGATATGCAGCAAGTGCTCTTGGTATGAACAATAAAGCATCTGGAGATTATTCTATTGCAACTGGTAGATCTACAACAGCTAGTGGGTCTTCTTCTGTAGCTTTTGGTTATCAATCTATTGCTGAAGGTAAGAACTCCATTGCTGGTGGTATTGATAACTATGCAAAAGGAGAAAACTCTGTAGCTTTTGGTAATACAAGTAAAGCATATGGTGCTAACTCTTTAGCAATCGGTGGTGAACAGAACCTTTCGAATGGAGAAAACTCTGTAACGATGGGTACTAATAATACTGCTGATGCCAAATCTGCTATTGCTATGGGTGCTAGAAACTTAGCATCTGGCAGATATTCATTTGCATTTGGTAATACAAATACAGTAACTGGTAAGAACTCTGTTGCTGGTGGTTTCCAAACATTAAACAATGGTACTGATTCTTTTGCTTGGGGTTCTGGAAACAATTTATTTAGTGATAATAGTATCATGATGGGTGACAACAATGCTACAGAATTTAATACAAAGAATAATATTATCTTTGGTTATGGTAGTTCTATTGCTGGCTCTAACGGTATTGTACTCGGTACAACTTCTAAAGCAACTGCAGAAAATGCTGTTGCGGTTGGTACATCGTCTAGTGCAATGGGAGAAAATTCATTTGCAGTAAATGGTGGAGTAGCTTATAAGAAAGATAGCATTGCTATTGGTAGTGGATCTGTAGCTAATGGTGATGAAGGTATCGCTATTGGTAGTCATGCTGTCACAAATGTAGATGGTGTAGCTATTGGATCTTATTCTGATGCATCTAGAAATGGTTCTGAAAATGGAACTTACACTGGTTTAGATTTGAGCGGTGCTACCCATAGTGCAAATGATTCCACTTGGAATGCAGTTCATGGTAATGTATCTATTGGTACAGATGGTCATACTCGTCAGATTACTGGATTGGCAGCTGGCACAAAAGATACAGATGCAGTAAACGTTGCACAGCTTAAAGCAGTAAATGAAAATATCACAAATATCAATAATGGATTTGATGGAAGAATCACAAAGCTTTCTAAAGATACAAATCGTGGTATTGCTAGTGCAATTGCTATTGCTGGTTTGCATCCTCTTGATTACAATCCTGAACACAAGTTTGATATCGCAGCAAGCTATGGTCATTATCAGAATGCAAATGCTGTAGCTCTTGGTGGATTCTATCGTCCTAATGAAGACGTAATGGTATCCTTTGGTGTAGGGTTTGGTAATGGAAACAATGCTTATAATATTGGAGCAAGCTATAAGATTGGTTCCAAAGGGGAAATCTTTAATAAACAAAATAAAGCTTCCTTGGTTGTAGATCTTAAAGAAGCTAAAGATCAGATTAAAGTTCTGCAAGAAGAAAATGCAAAACTTAAAGCAGTTATCAAAGAAAAACTTGGTGTCGATCTTGATGCAATGAAATAATGTAATAAGATAATAGAGAAGGGTTAATTCCCTTCTCTATTATTTTTTTTAAATCCCTTTGAGTTTATATATTATAAATATGAAACTACAATAAAAATAACTATGTATTAGTATAATTTTTGAAAGGGGATATGTTTTTAAATGAAGCCTCCTAAGTTAAATCACGCACTAACTAAAGAGCAAGAAAAGCAAATTAGGAACTATGGTGGGGATAATATAAAGACCATTAAATTATTCGTCGATTCGGTACGAAAAAATCCTGGTCAATATTTATCTTCTATTGGTAATGAAGGTATGATAAATTGCATTCGAGAAATTTTTCAGAATGCAACAGATGAGTTGAATAGAAAAGTATCTCCTTGTGATGAAGTATGGATTGAATTTTTTGAAGGAAGCTTTAGAACCATTGTAATGGATAATGGTCGAGGAATTGATCCTGGAGATATGGTTCGCGTATTTACAAGAGAACATACATCAACAAACTTTGATAAGAAAGAAGGGGAATATCCTTCGGGTCTTCATGGAGTTGGTTCTAAATGTGTTAATGCTGTATCGTCTAGATTTACAGTTACCGCATATCGTCTTGGAATAGGATATAAAATAGAGTTTTCTGAAGGTAAACCTTTGGCAAAATATGGTGTTAAAGATAAGAAAACTGGGGATATTGTCTATGTTCCCGAGAGGTTGCCTGATAGAGCTGGGGCTCAAGGAACTGTAGTTGATTTTGAACCTGATTTTGATATCTTAAAAGAAATTACAATCACAAATGAAGATGTATATAGATTAGTATCTAATTTGGTTCCTTTGTTTAAACCTGGTGCTAAGATAAACTATCTTTGTCATAAATTAGATGGAACTGAGTTTAAAGATACTCTTATCAATGAAGATGGAGTTCTTACTTATCTTATTAGAAAGACAGATAAACCGTTGATCAAGCCTATTATATTTGGTTTTGATAATGGCAAAATGAAAGTAGATGCAGCTCTTACTTATGTAGCAAATATAAATGCAGGAGCAGATGTAACCACATATGCAAATATGTCTCCTGTAAATACTCAGTTATCTACTCCTTCAAAAGGATTCTTTAGAGGAGTAACAGATTTCTTTAAGACATATATGAATAAGATCTTCTTAGCTAATAGCAAAAGGAAAATAGAAGTTACCAACTCTGATATTCTTACAGGATTAGTAGGAGCGGTAGCATCTGCACATATGAATGTAATGTTTGATGGGCAGGCTAAGAACGTATGTAAAAATGGAGATCTTGAACCTTTTGTAAAAGATGTAACTCTTAAAGCATTACAAGATTGGTCTAAAAAGAATCCTGAAGATCTTCAAAAGATTTGTAACTTCTTTAAAGATGTAGCAACTGCTAGAACCAAAGCAGAAAAAGAAAAGACGAATGTAATTAAGAAGTACAAGGGAGACACCATTACAGGTATTCCTGAAGGATTTATTAAAGCAGAAAATAAGGATCATCTTGAATTATTTATAGTAGAAGGGTTATCAGCTGCTTCTCCTTGTCAAACTTCAAGAGATACTAAATATCAAGCTATCTTCCCTATTAGAGGTAAGATGTCTAATGCATTCTCTAAATCTAGAGAAGCTTTTTTAAAGAATGAAGAAGTTCAAGCTATATTATCTATCCTTAATTGTGGATATGGTAAAAACTTTGATATCTCTAAATGTAAGTATGATAAGATCATTATCCTATCAGATGCTGACTACGATGGATTCCATATCAGATCTTTAGTACTTAAATTCTTATTAGTATATTGCAGACCTCTCATCGAGGAAGGAAGAGTGTATGCAGTATTGTCTCCGTTGTATCATGTAAACAAAGGTACTAAAAAATGGAGATATTTTATTGATAAAGATGATTTCACAAAATTTGTAAGAGATGAGTTCTGTAAAGAAAATAAGATTGCTCATCTTCCTTCAAAGAAAGAATTTTCTAAGCATGAAATCTCTTCTTTGATTATCAATAACAACAATTATGATTTCTATATGGATAGAATCTCTAGCAATTATATGATCGATCCTATCTTGTTAGAAGATCTGCTTCTTCTTAGAAATGAAGCGTATAAAAACTTTAATAAGTTCAAAGAGACAATCTCTAAAAAGTATAAGTATCTTAAGTGTGAAAAGAAAAATAACTCTATCCTTATCAATGGGTTGGTAAATGGTATCCATGGAGATAGAGAACACACTATTATATTCAATGATCAGTTATTGAATGCTTGTACTCCTTTGCTTCCTTATTTAGATAAATCTGAAAAGAGATATCTATTGAATGGTAAGAAGATTGGATTGTATCAAATTATTAGTACTTTTAGAAATTCCGAACCTAAGAATATTGAACGTGCAAAAGGGTTAGGTTCTCTTAATGATCTTGAAATCGGTGAATCAACATTAAGTCCTGAAAATAGAAAGCTTCTTAGATACACAACTCAGGATATTAGTAATGAAATCGAAGAGATCAGAAGAGTAAATGATGATAAGTTCAAATTGATTGAAAATGTCGATATTTCACAATATGAATTCTAACTAATGCTTAATTACCCAGTAGGAATATATCCTACTGGGTATCTTATTTTTATTTCAAAAGGAGATTAAAACAATGGAAAAAGAAAACAGTAAGTTTGGAAAAGGAATTGGAAATTCTGATTGTATGTTGAAAATGGTTCGAGATATTCAAAATCAGTATAAGACTGATGAAAGAATGTTCACCATTGAAGGGGAAAAGGAATTAAAGATAAGAAATAGTGACAACAAAGGATCAAAAGCAATAATTCATTATGCTGATAAAGAGGATCTTGAAATACTAGCTAAAGAAGATCTAAGTGTGGATACATTAAATATTGATATACTTCACCATAGTGATTTAGATGGGGATGCTTCTGCAGCTTTGATATTGAACTCTTTTAGACAGCATAGAAATATAGTTTCTAGATCAGTAGCTATAAACTATGTAGGAGCTTCGATAATAGACAATTTTATATCTAAAAGAGATAAAAATTTTAATGGAAGAAGAATAGTATTCGTATTAGATATAACTTTAAAAAATGAAGATTTTGAAAAGTTGCTTAATGCTTATGATAAGGTAGTTTGGATAGATCATCATGAAACATCACTTTATCAAAGATCTATTTCTTTAGCAGCCAAGCATAAAGGAAAGTTCACCTATTTTATATATTCAGAAAATTCTGCATGTTGGTATACACATGCTTTGCTTTATTCTTCATTTATAAAGTTAGCTGAAGATTTTGAACACGATACAAGAATAGCTATCTCTAGAGATAACCTTAAAGATTCTGCTAAAGTATCTGGGTTGATTAGTATCTATGACACTAAGAAAGATAAAAAGTATCCTGAAGAATATACTAAGTCATTATATCTTCAACAACTCTATTCAGATTCTGGAATGATGCAGGATACGTCTGATATATTTACTGAACTGCTTACTGATGAAGATAAAGAAAAAGCTCTTGATAAGTATTTGGAATATGGTAAGAAATTATATACAATTTATATGGAGAAGTTGAATGTACTCAATACTGTAGATTATACTGAAGGGTTTAGCATCTTAGATCTAAAATTTAAAGTAATCTATGGAAGAGGAAATTCAACAAGATTTGATATCCAAAAGGGAGAAGAAAAGAATGTAGTAAATATGATTATTCATATCAATAAGGATAAAGTAAATCTTAATAATCTTGATGGGATTTTGATAGCTAGTATATATACTAGTGATGAATATTTAAAGGCAAATGTTCCTATGTCTTATATCACCAATAAGTATTTCAATGGAGGAGGTCATGCTGGAGCAGCAGGATTCAATATATCTGTAAAAGAATTCTTAAATATATTTGATTTAGATGATAAGTCTAAAGGATACAGTGATGAATTATTAGAAGTTAAAGATAAGAATTTTAAAGATATAAGAAAAATACTAAATAATGCATTAGAGCCTAAATTAGGTGTATTTTTAAATGATGAATTTACTAAAGACTTTAAATCCCCTAATAGAATTATGCATCTTGTAGCATTGGTTTTAGGTGGATGTGTATATTACGAATATCTTATAAAAAGTAAAAAGAGATAAAAAGACAGGAAGGCCCCTAGAGCCTCACGAAGCTCTAGGGGAGGGAATTGACACAAACCACGTTTAATATCTATTATTTCGTTTAGGAGGGTCACACTCAATGAAAAATGTGTACAATGAAACAGAAAGAGAAAGGAAGAGTAAAGTGAAATAAAGTTGTAATGAATTAGATTACTTACCGACTAGCAAACTAATTCATTACTTTATGTAGTTTAAATTTAGGGCATATGAGCCATTTGGAGGAATTGAAATGGGAGTAAAAGAAGACGCAAAAGAATTGATATGTGCGGTTAAGAATATCCTCTCTGAAGAGGTATTTTATGATACAGAAGAAAGAATACACGCCCTTAAAGATAGAACTGTGAACAAGTTTTTAAGTTATATTCCTGATACTATTTCTACTGAAAAACCTAAACGACTTATAAGATCATTAACTCATGTACAAGAACCTCAAAGAAAGATAGTCGTTGAGTTTTATAGAAGAGAAGATTGGTATAAGAATAATTTTAATAATTAAAGGAAATAGAACAAAAGTATAAGAAAAAGGGGGATACTCTCCCCCTTATATTTTTTATAAGATACAGGAGGAATTAGATTATGCCCAGCTATATTGAAAATGATATGTCCCCTATCTCTAACCAACTTTTTATTTGGTATGCTAAAAGAGAAGATGGTAGTATTGTTTATGAATATGATGATGAAAAAAATGGATATAGTTATGATAAAGAAATAGAATCAAAAAAAGATTCTATTGAAGAATTTGGTCTTATCGGTAATGGATCCAAGATATTCTTCAACACCAAAGATGGTGTAATCACTATTGGAAATAAGGAAATTAGAATATATGTAGAAAGTGGAGAAGATGGTGATGTTTATCTCCCCATTACAGAAAATAAAGAAGATGGAGTAAACTATAAAAACGTTATTCAATACAAACAAGGAACTGTAGATGTTGTAATGGATAATAATATGAAAGATGTTCCTATGAGAACCATCGGTCATTATATTGGATATGATATCAAGACCAAAGAATTCAATGCTCAGGTAATTTTAAATGTACCTATTGGTGGAACTTTAAATATCAAAGTAACTATCACTCTTAAGAATACTGATTTCTCTGGTAAGTATTGTATTCAATATGGTGATTATGAAGAACAAGAAGAAACTCTTCTTGAATGTGGAACTTCTAAAGTATTTGAAACTAAGTTATATTAAAATGAAACCCAGAGGAATTATTCCTCTGGGTGATTTTCTTTTTTATTTTCCAGTAGATCCAATACCGCCATTGCGAGTGCTATAAGTGTGTATTTCATCGTTAAATATAAATGCCTGTTGAATAACCCCTTGTGCAATCTTATCACCTATTTCTATATCTAATTCTTTTTCAACAGATACTGATAAGATTATATGACCATAATTATCATTATTTGCATAATAATCCGAATCAATAATCCCTACTGTATTGTTCAGTCGCATTCCATACTTAAAACCATATGATGATCTAGGATACATAGCTAAGAATTTATAAGGATCTGTTACAACATTATTAGGTCCTTTAAAATTAGTTAGATTGCAGCATATGAAAGTAGGTATTTGATACATCTTATCTTTTTTAAGAGTTATCTTTACAGGAGAGAAGAAGTCATATCCAACAGAATTGGTTGTGGATCTTTTAGGGATTAAAGATTCTTTTACCTCAGGTTTAAACAAAGTTCCTCCATTCATGTTTAGATAAGGTACTATCTTTTTAAAATTTTTCCTATTTTCGTTTACGTAAAGCATATAAGGTACTAACGGTATAATCTCAAACATAGACACTCGGCCTCCTATATATTGTATTATGTAAGAGTTAAAAAAATAGTAAATAATTATATATTATAAATATGAAAAGTTCAATTGAACTTGAATAACTTTGTTTTTGGGAAGGAGATTAGTAGTTATGAGTAACAAGTTGTATTGTAAGAAAGGGTTTTTTAGGTTTAGAAAGGACAATGGAAAGGAATTTATTGTCGATAAGAGAAAGATGGAGGCTATTTGTATTGATCCTAATTATTTAAGCTATTTTGCAAGGAGCATTCTTGATAGTCTTCCTATGAAAGAGCTTGAAGAGGTTGCTAGTCTTAAAAGTTACAAAGAATTCATGAAACGGAATAAAGTCTATGGATTCTTTGATGACTTCATTGTTATTGGTTTTAATTTTATTAATTTAGGAACTATTTGTGAAGGAGATATAATTGTTCAAAATAGAACTCTTCAAAAGGAATATAATGTTCCTATAAGTTGGGCGTTTGTTTCTATGAATCTGGATGTAAATCATGTTGAAATGATCAGTTTTCCTGATGAAAAAGCAGAACATCCTTATTCTATTTTGTATTATGATAAGAGAAACATTGGTGGTTTAAGAAGAACTCTTTTTAATGAGTACTATAGACAGCTGCCTTGTAATTATAACTCTAATTTTATAGATACTCCTGATATTGATAATAGATCTACTTATCATAAATATGATAATGATAAAAAGGTTAAAACAGAAGTAAAGAATGATCTTCTTGGGAAGATAGAGGTTGCTTATGGTGATAAAACAAAAAATAACAATGAAATTGTTAATAAAGAGAAGATAGAAAAAGAAGTTGAAAAAGTAGAAGAAATTTTTAACAATCTTGAATCTGGTAATACAAGAAAACCTAGGGATAAAAATTTCTTTGGTATGTATGTAAGAAAGGACGATACATATGTTTGCACGAATCTGGATACAGATAGAAAATGTATTGTCGGTGGAGATCTTTATGAAAAGATCATTGTAAGACTTTATGAACATATAGGAGTTAATTGCGAAAGAGCAAGGTATGATAAATCTGATTTTGAAATCATTGATGTAGATGATTATTGCTATCGCAGATTCATTGTTCATAATTTAAAAACAGATGAATATATAAAGATACCCGTAATAGAAAAGACGATAGAAGAAATTGGTAAGGGAAGATGTGTTCATGTACAGTTTGAAAATCTTACTTACAATTCTAAAAGAGTAAATACGTCTTATGCATGTGAAATAAATACATCTGCTCATAGTGCAGATAAAAGAACTTGGTTCTGCAGCAGAACTGTATCAGAAGGAGGATTCGTTAGATATAGATATCTAAACGACTAATAGTGTTTTAAAGAAGTGGGGATTAATTTCCCCACTTCATTTTTTATTTAAGGAGATAAAATAATGGAAAATAATATTACTCTTATAGATGAGGGATCTGTTTCAAAATATTGTAAAAACTCAAATGCATTTTGGTATGCTAAATTATATAAAAGAGAAGATTATAGAATTGAAAGTCATGCTTACATATTTGATAGTGATTCGGTAATGAATTTACTGTGTGATTTAAATCAAGACTATTTTTCTTTAAACAAATCTGATGTTGATATAATTGATTATGATAATAAAACCAATAGAATGGTGGTAAATGTAAAGATTAAAGATGATTATAAAATAGAAACTTTTATTTATCGTAGGATTAATAAGCCACACAAAATAACTTTATTAAATTGGAATAATGATTATAATGAAGAAAGAGATGAATATGTTGGATGGGGCTATAGCATAATGTATGCTTCCATTACTGGAAATATTTATGATACTATATTAAAATGGTGGTTTGAAAGGAAGAAAATAGCTTATGATGGTATGAGTAAAAAGGATTTTAGACTAATCAGAGTACATAGATCTGCTGGTAATTATATGATTTTTCATAATTATATTCGTGATGTTTACCTCAGAATCAAAGTATTAAAGGCTGATGAAAAGACACCTGAAGAATCTAAAATACAAATAAGATTTATATTAAAAGATGAGTTTCCTATAAGATATAAAAAAGATCGTGTACCGTATTTTATAGATGCTGATAAAATAAAAGAATTAGCAATTCTAACAGAAGTAGCTGATGATGCATTAAATCCTAAAGGAGTTCTTGGAGTTGCAGATGGGATAATAGAAGTCCGACCCGCTAAATATGACGGTCCTTATAGTTATTATGAAGAAGGCTGTGGTTTTTATAAAGGGATCGATAGACATAATCCTACATTTATTGCTGTTTGCAAAAAATAAATAGAAAGTTTAATATTATAAGTTTAAAATAATTATGGGGTGGGAATATGACTAAAAATAAATTTGATAATTTTTATTATAATAAGACTTATGATCTATACCACTATTCCAAAATATGTGGTAATAATACAAAAGAATATAGGTTCAGTGGTATGGTTGTAATGGATAGCTTATATAATATGGGCTCTAAGTATAGTTATTTGAATAGAGAAGATATCAAAATAATAAACTATAATAAGGAAGATAATATCCTTACAGTTAGTGTTTGTTACGAAGGTAAGGATAATATAGAAAGTTTTAAGTATGATGATGATAGAGAATATATCACAGAAATTAAAAAGTGGGACTATACTTACGATGATGAAAAAGATGAATATATCGGTTTTGAATGTCAAGACTGTAGCTTCTATGCTATTAGTGGGAAGATTTACGATGAAATTATAAAATGGTGGTTTGATACAACCAATAGATCTTATGAAGGGATGAATAAAAATGATTTTAGTATAATAAGATTCACTAAAACTAATAATGGATACATCTTTTTCCATAATAGGAAACAGGATATCTATTTTAAAATTCGGATATTTAGAGCTGATGAAACAGAAACTGGATTATACGTTAAACAACTTACAAAATCTTGGTGTAGTAAGAAATTAAAAGAACCTTACTTTATCAGTATTAATAAATTTAAGAAATATATAAAGGTTGTAAAAAGTATTAAAGAAGTATATCCTGATAATAATGTTATACTAATCGAGGATATCATTTTTGAAGTTTATCTTGATAAAAAGGAAAAAATTCCTTTTGTATATGATAAGACAGGTACTGTACACTGCACTTGTCTTAAACCTAGGCTTAGTCGTGTAAAAAGTAAAAAAGATTAAGAGGATATGGATTAAATCCATATCCTAGATTTTAATTTGGAAAGGAAGTAGTTTAATATGGCAACAGAATTTGTAGATCTTGAAAAATATAAAATAAGTCGTTATGATGAAGAAAAGAATAAGTATTTTTATTATCAAGAAAATTTTAAATGGTATTTCTCTATCGATGGAGAAATATATGATGAATTAATTAAATGGTATTATGACAAGATGGATTGGACTTATGAAGGGATGGATCCTAAAGATTTCTTAATAATCAGAGTAAATAGAATAAACAATGGTCATATAATTATTTATGATAATAAAAATGATAGATATATAAGATTCAAAATTTATAGAATTAAAGAAGAATGTTTAACTAAAGATACACCGAAAATAAATATTAAAAGATTATTTCTTAAAAATCATCTAAGCAGAACCAATTACTTTATAGATGTAGAGAAGACTAAGAAATATGCTAAATTTGATAAAGAAGATAGAGTTGTTAGTGGTATAACAGAAGTAAAACTATACAACTCAAGTAAATATACTATATTTAGTGTTAAAAAATAATTGTTTTAAAGGAAAGGAAGATTGGAATGTTAGATTTTATAAAGCGTCTATTTAATAAAAAGAAAAAGCACTCTACAGATTACTTATTTTTACGCTTAAAAAATAGGCCTATATGTAGGTTCATTGTTGAAATATCTGTTGATAGGAATAATGAAAATTATAAAAATTTAAAAAGTTTATTAGAGCCTACAGAAAATAAGGCTAATTTATTTAATTTTGCAACAGATATAATATGTCCTGATTACATAATAAAATCTGAAGATATCATTTCAAATATATTAAGTTATCCTGTATCCTCAGATAAAAATAAAGAATTAATAAAATTTAAAGAGAATGTTAAAAATTATAAAGAGTTTGAAGATCTTTTAAACTCTTCTGATGAGATACTTGTTAGATTTGGATTTAAATATTTTATCCAACCCCCATATCCACTTGAAGGTGATTATATAGATAAGAATCATATATACTATGATTTGATTATTAATAATAAAGAAAATAAAATAAATAAAATTTCTATGGAGTTTATTGGATTTAGATTTGAAAAAACAACTATGACTATGCTACATGAAGTTGGTTCTTATACAAAACAATTTAAAACCTATGATGAATTTTATGATGATATAATAAAAGTCATTAAGATAAAACAAATTGTGTAGAGAAGAGAGGATGGTACTAGAAAATGTTTATATTTAATTGGATTTTAGAATATCTTATTAGTAAAATTTTATATAGTTACAAACCTATATGCTGTGTTATTGTAAATATTGTTATGGATACAAATAATATAGTTTGTGAAGAAGAGGAAAATAATATTAAAGAAGATTTAATTAATTTTAATGGTAAACTGTACCATTATTGTATTTACTTAGCTCATCCGGAAAAAATAGTAAGAAATCCTAAAATAATAGATAATATTTTAAATCTTAAAGAAAACGATAAGGAATTAAAAAGATTTAGAGAAAATTTTTATTTATATGAGAAGTATTCTAAATATATACAATATATACGTGTCATTTTTTCTTATGAGTATAAAAATAGTATTTGTGATTTTATTAGAAGAGACCTTGATATAGTTCTTCCTAACATGAATTCATTAGCTACAGATAAAGATATTGAGTTAGAATATTCTATTGTAAAACGTTACAACGATATTTATGCTAAGGAGTACCGTTCAGAAGATATTACTATAGGGTCTTTTAAAGATTTTGATAGATTAGTAGTTTATAATAGTATTTTAAGAAGATTAAAGAAAGATTCAATATTAAAATAAGAAAGGATGTGAAAATCGAATGGGAGATTGGGTATATTTTAGTTTCTATGATAAGAAAAACCTTAGTGGATATAATTGCACTAATTATAAAATTCCTTCTAATGTATTTTATAATTTATTGAAGGAAAATAAAAAAGATTACTTAAAACTATTTTCCATTAGACCTGAACAAATAAAGAAGTATCTAGATAGGATTGATGGTATTAAAAAAGAAAATGGTGATGATCTCAGTAAATTGATTTGTAATGTTATGAATTTAGATAATCTTGACAATGAAGAATATTTCTACGTTATTTGTATACCCTTTATTATTAAAAAGAAATATTCAATTACAGATTCTGATGTGGTAGTAATAGTTAGTAAAGATAAAAATGATAAAGGAAATAAACTATCATATTTTAATATACAATCGTCTAAAAGTGGGTTTACACTTATTAGGAAACTTGACCCTTCAGTGGATACCGATTTTGTAGATATGACACTATGCAAATTTAATCTCAATAAAGAAATGGGTGAAATATTAGAAGTAAAAAATGGAATTATTGGACCGAATTGCGATATGTATGCAACAAATATTCCTTCAGAAATATCATATGATTGTAAATCATATAAAACAGAAATAACACTTTTTGATGTTCTTGAACATAAGAGTCTCATTAATATAATTAATTATAAAGATAAAGAGTTAGTTGAATTTATAAAAACTATTCAAAGAGATTGTGGAGAGGATGATATAAATCTTAAATTTAAAATTAATCTTGATTATTATGGAATAAATAACATTCATGTTATTATCCAGTTTGTTGTATCCAATGTAAATATGAATAATACTTTTGAGAATTACGAGTACACCATGAGTGTATTTAAGGAAAATAAATCTGAGGGGGTTCGTGGATATAGTAAATGTATAATAAATAATAAGAAAATTAGTTATAACCAATTCTCAGAAGAGTTAAGAGATATTTTAATAGCTTAGTTTTAGAAAGGGAGTATTTATAATGAATGAGATAAAGTTTTTATTTACGTTTTATAAGGATAATCAATTCAATATTAAGATTGATCTTTTCATGAGCTCTAAAGAGTTCATGGATCATTTTAGCGATTCTAATGTTGATTTTAGGGAAATATTATTCTCTGGAAATTTAGAATTATTGAGAAAATATTTATGTGACAATTGTAGTTCTGCTAGATCCATTTGGCATAGTTCAGATTCTCTTAATAATATAGGAGAATTTTTATTCCGAATGGAAAAAGAAGGATATGACTCTGCTTGCTTAATTCAGATTCCTATCTTAAGAGAAAAAGGAGAAGATTCTGAAGGAATTTTATATAATATCTATATGGATGGAGGAGATGGAAATAACTTCTATTTTGATATAACAAATGGACGTCCTTTAGGTTGTGCAGTATATGGAACACGACTTTATCCTAGAGAAGGAACAACAAAGAAAATTTATCCTAAAGAAAGAATAACAAAGAAAAAATTAATAAGCATGATTTCCAAATTATCTCTTAATGATAAAAATATCTTAGAAAGTAAAGATAATTTTGGGTATAGAACGTTATCGATAGATGTGAAAATAAATAAAAATTATGCTAGCTGTATATTAACAGATTATAAACAGATCTATCATTCTAGAACTATAATGGATTTATTAGAAACTGGATCTGCTAGTGATGGTAGATCTAGATGTATAAAAAATATTGCCAATGCATATGATAATAATGATAAATTAGAATTTAGTATGATTCTAAATTATATAAATGGATTAGATAAAGAGAAATACACTATGACTTATATTATCTCTGGAAGTAATAGTATTGATGATAAGATAAAAGATTGCGATTTATTAATTGTAAAGAAAGTATGGAATAAGGAGATACTTATTAATAAAGGAGAATTAAATGAGGTCGCATATAAAGCATCTACTTCTACTATTTATGAAAAGACAGTATCTTATAAAGAATTTATAAAGTCTATTAAAGAGGTAAGTTTAATTTAAGAATAAGAGGATGGGTTGATTCCCATCCTCTTTTATTTTTTGTAAAATTAGACTTTTCTAATTGTATATTATTATAGTGAATAAAAAATAAATTTTGTTTTGGGATATATAAATATCCCAGAAGGAGGAGATTTAAATGAAAGTTAGTAAAATTTAGTTTGATCAGGGTAAGGTTATCTTGACCGATGAAGACGGGTATGCCTATAGCTTTAAATCATCCCGTCTTTTGGAAATTGCTTATGCGGCAATTTCCTGTGTTCCTAGCTCTCAAAAGGAGTTATGGGACAGCCATTTTCTTGACTTCTATAGAAGTCAAGA